CTTCGCACCGCAGCTTTATTTAAAGAAATGCCAGTAGAGAGTCAATCTACTGTATTGCCTCTGCAGTCTGATACCAATCTGGCTAAGTGGGCAAATGCACGCGACAGTGCTAACGATGGTACTGGTAGTGATATTGCTAACCGTGGCAATTCTGACAATACTTATGATGTTGGCCAGAAGGTTGTACAGGTTGATCGTCTTATTTCAACTTCTTTCCTCGATAACTACATCGATGAGAAAGTTTTGATTAATATCATGCCTATGCTGACTGCTGGTATTGCACGTTCACATGCCCGAGCTGTTGATGCTGCTATTATTAATGGTAACTCTGCAAATATTACAGGTTTGATTGGCCATGCAACTGCTGGTGCTGAATGGGGAGCTCAGGTTGCTGCTAACCTTACGTTTAGTGCTGATGTACTTGTTAAGTGTCGTCGTAATATGGGCGTATACGGCCTTAACCCACAGGACGTTGTATTTATCGTATCACAAGATAAGTACTATGACCTTTTAGAAGATCCCGACTTCCAGACTGTTGATGAAGTTGGTTCAGATATGGCAGTACGTTTGACTGGTCAGGTTGGTCGTGTATACGGTTCTCCTGTAGTTCTTACGGACAATATGCCTGCTGACGCTGAAGATGGATTTGGTGGAGCTTTGTGTGTCAACACTTCAAACTTCATTATTCCTCGTCTCCGTGGAATTACTGTTGAGCAGGACTACGAAGTAGCTGCACAACGCCGCGTATTAGTTGCTACTCAGCATATGGGCTTTGATGAGCTCTTTGCTGGTGCTGGTGGTAAGTCTGCTGCTACTCACGCAGTATACAATGCCTTAGCATAAAAATTAACTTTTTACTTCGGGGGACAGCAATGTCCCCCCAAGTTTTTACTAATTGACTTAATATGACTGATTTAATTACTATAGATAAATATAAAGAAATTGAAGGAATTACATCGACTAAAGAAGATGTAAAACTTGAGGTTTTTATTCCCTCTGTAAGTCAATTAGTAAAAACTTACTGTGGAAATTCGCTTATTGATTTTTACACGACTAATAAAGTCGAAGCTTTTTCCTTAAGTTGGGAGTCTGACATTCTTCAGTTAACAGAGAGCCCTGTAAATACAATAATTGAAATACAGGAAAGACGCAGGCCTACAGAAGAATATAAAACAGTGCCTGTAGAAGACTATTATTTAGATAATAAAACAGATAGTGTTTTAAGAATAGCACGCACACACAGGTTCTGGCCGACAGGTCCAGGAGCTGTTACTGTTACTTACACTGCAGGATATGCAACAACACCTGCAGATCTCTTATTAGCTGTAGCAGACTTGATTACTTATTATTTGAAAGATGAGCATAAACAAAGACAGACTTTACAAGGGGCTAGTATTGAAAATGCTAAGCCTAGTGGCTCTAGTGGAGGCCCTGCTTTTCCTGATCATATAAAAAGAGTCCTAGACTTATATAAGAATTTTTAACCATGGCTAGACCTGTAAAAAATATAGATCAGCTAATACAAGATATGATCCAAGGGCAGTATGTTAAAGCAAAGTTGTGGCGGCGAGCTATAGACAAAAATATAGATATTAGACAAAAATTTCAAATGCAGGGAGAGTACATAAAAAGATTTGAGGAGTTTACTAGAGCGGCTCGAAAGGCACACTCTAACGAAAATTCTACTTTTAATTTTGAAGGTCAAACGTATCAAGCTAGAAGTGCTCTAAGGACGGCAGCTGCAGTAAATAATAGGTCTCATAAAGACTTTGGACGAGCTAATTTTAAACAACAAGCTTACACCTTAAAAAAGCTTTTTCCCGAGCTTGCAGAAGGTCAAGAGTTGGGACATAAGAATATCAGCGTACTTAGAGCGTCTCTTTCTTCCGTGCTTGCATCAATGGATACTAAAGATCCTAGAAGACAATCTATCAAAGCTTTATTTATTCTTGCACAAAATATAGATCGCATTACAGAAGTAGGTGAAATGAGTTTTGACGACTTATTGGATCAGCTAGAAATGAGCGTGTCCAAGGGTTATGAGGTTAAAGCTGAGTATACAAAAGATGTAAAATTACTCTCAGGCATCTCAGGTAGTTTAGAGCTAGAGTTTGAACCCAAAGACCTTAATCAATATAAAGGACGCTTATCAGGTAAAGTAGGAGAGTTATTTAGGAAAGTAATTACTGACGCATCTTTTGATTTAGCTTCACATGAAGGATTTAGTAGTAATATAGCTAACATTAAAGGGTCTCCTTCTATGATAGAGGATATAACAGCTCAGAGTCTTCAGCTAATAGACCCTACTAAAAAATATGCTCCTGGGAGAAAAACAAAAGCAAAGTCCAAAACACAAAATATGCGAGGACCAAAAACTAAAATGAAGAGGAATAAAAAAGTTAAAGCCCGTAGCCCCTCTGGTCCAGGTCGAGGCAAAGGAGCATCTAGTGCTCCTTTAGAGTTATTAGGTATATTGAATCAACAACTACCTAGAGTAGTTGCGAACAATATGGGAGACCCTAGATTGAATTATGTTACAGGCAGATTCGCAAGTAGTGTCAATGTTACTGATGTTACTCAAACAGCTCAAGGTTTTCCAAGTATAGGATATACATATAGAAGGAATCCTTATGAGGTATTCGAAAGAGATCCTGATAGAGATCCTAGAAAACTTATTGATTTATCTATACGCGAAATTGCTGCACAATTCGCTATAGGCAGATTCTATACTAGGAGAGTATAATGGCGTATCCAAGAGAGTACGCTACTAGAAGACAGTCTATTGTAGACGCACTTGTAGAAGCCTTAAAGACTATAGACGGTACAGGAGAGTTTTATACAAATGTGTATAATAATGTAAGTCCGAGATTAAAATTCTGGGATGAGATTGATGACTTTCCAGCGATACATCTAAATGCGGGTTCAGAGAGAAGAGAGTATCAAGGAGGAGGATATAGAGATAGATTCTTATCGGTTGTTATTAGATGTTATGTAAAAGAAGAAGACGCTATTGAAGCGTTGGATAAACTTTTAGAAGACACTGAAACAGTATTAGAACTAAACTCTAGATTAGAATATCTTGATAAACTAGGCTCTAGACAATACACGCACCAAATCTCGCTCATTAGTATAGATACTGATGAAGGAGTATTAGAACCTTACGGAGTAGGAGAAATATTAGTTGAGGTTCGTTATTAGAAAATGCTGACACGAATAAATATTCACGTTCAGGCCTTTTCAAGTTTCATAGGAGATTACAACTATGGCATCAATATTACAATTTAGTAGAAATACTAAAGCCTATCTGCAAATGGGCGCCGATGTGTGGGAGCTGCCAATTCTTGACGGATTCTCATTTTCACAGGCAACAAATGCATCAGAAATTACTCTTAACGAAGCTGCAAACAGTGCAGGAGTATCAAGACGAGCTAGACAAATGTTTACCGACTCTTACGCTCCTGCTGAGTGGAGTTTTACTACTTATATTCGTCCTAACGGAGGAGCTGATGGCGCAGCCGGTCTTGGTTGCATTGAAGAAGCTCTGTGGGCGAACATGATTGCTACAGGCCAAGCCTACGATGATACCACGGGCCTCTTTACTTTAGGTGTTGATAAGAGTACTGCAAACACTACTGTTTTTGACTTTACTAATTCTAACAAAACAACACTTAATACTTTTACACTGTGGATGGTTCTTGGAGCATGTGGTACAGATCCTACGGCTGCTAGCTTTAGTGAAGCCCAAGGTCAGACAGTATATAAAATTAGCAATAGTGTTATTAACTCTGCTGCTATTGATTTTGATATCGATGGGATCGCTCAAATTACTTGGTCTGGGTTCGGCTCTTTGGTAGAGGATCTTACAGATGTTGCAGAAGGATCAGGAGGCTGGCCTGATGTTACTGGAGGCGGTTCAAATAATCTTGTAACTACAGGTATTGACAGCACTGCTAACTTTATTAGAAACAGACTGACTAGTCTTTCTGTTGTGGGAGATTTAGGTGGTGGTAGTACTACATATTCCGTGGTACTGACTGGAGGAAGTTTATCGATCGAGAATAACCTAACCTTCTTAACTCCAGAAACTCTTTGTAGTGTTAACCAACCTTTAGGTCATATTACAGGTTCCAGATCTGTTAGTGGAAGTTTCACTTGTTACCTTGACGCTGAAGGTGACTCAAGTGCTCAACTTTTCCAAGATGTACTATCTGCCAACACTATTGTTACCAATGAAATGGCTCTTACATTTGGAATAGGAGGAGCTAGTGCTCCTGCATGTTCTGTTACTATGCCTCGCTGTCACTTAGAAGTGCCTAGTCATAGTATTGAAGATGTTATTTCAGTAGAGACGTCCTTCCACGCTTTGCCTAGCAGCTTAGACGGAGCGGATGAAGCAACGGTTACATATTTAGGTACTGCATAAAATTTAAATAGGTATTTTTAAATAATAAAAGGGGCGCTCAGCCCCTTTTATTTATCCCCACCCCAAAAATTTTTCTTGACTTTTATGTTGCCATACTTTATACTATGTGGTAAGAAAAATCAATTTCTTTTCTACATATACAAGGAAAATACTTAATGACAGATAAACCTATTTCACTTGCTAGCTTAATGACTCCTAGCAAAACTGTGTCTATTTCTTTTCCAGGATGTCCTGGGATGGAAGTAGATCTGTGCTATTTAGCACGAGAAGAATTATTAAAACTTAGAAAAAAATGTCTAACAACTAAATTTGACAAACGCACTCGTCAGCCCGAAGAAATCCTAGATGATGATAAATTCTTAGAAGAATATGTTAGTGCGGTAATTAAAGGGTGGAAAGGCTTCAAACTAGATTATCTAGAAGAGCTCATCCTAGTAGATGTATCTTCTCAAGATGAGAATAGTGAACTCCCTTTTACACAAGAAAATGCACAATTGCTAATGAAAAACTCAGGTACATTTGATACATGGGTTACAGAAACTGTCGGTGATTTAGAAAATTTTACGGGGAACAAGTAACGAAAATAATATCGTTACTTGAGCGTTATACGAGAGAAGCAGATAGTACAATA